ATGAGGAATGTGTAACATGGCTGATAATAGAATCAAACGCGACCAAGAAACCCGTGAGAAAACTGCGGCCCCTAAACAATGGGAAGCCCCAAGTTTACTACCTGATCCAACCCCAGAACCGGGGTATGCGTTCAAATGGGTTCGTATTAGTACGTTAGGCGCTACCGATGCCGGTAACATTAACTCAAAATTACGCGAAGGTTGGACACCCGTACGTGCAGAAGACCACCCCGAGATCACAATGGTTATTACTGAGAGCGATAAGTTCAAAGATAATATTGTTATTGGCGGTCTAATGCTATGTAAGATGCCTGATGAGATGTTACAGCAGCGTAGAGCATACTACGCCGAGCAGACTAGTAATCAGATGGCAGCAGTGGATAACAACTTGATGCGTGAAAATGATCCACGAATGCCTATCTTTAATGATAGGAAATCGAACGTCTCGTTTGGCAAAGGCTAAACAGACATAACTTAATTTTTAGAGGAATTCTAAAATGGCTTCTACAGCTTCTCCATACGGGCTAGTTCCCGTAAAAAATGCTGACGGGTCTGCCTATAACGGCGCTCGCGATGCGTTTCAAATTGCTTCAGGACTTGCCAATAACATTGGCTTTGGTTCTTTAGTAAAATTAGACGGCGGTCGAATTGAGATTGCTACTGGTACAGGTGCAGATATAACTACCAACAACTTCGCTGTAAACGGCGGCGGTGCGGCAGGTGTATTTGTTGGTTGTGAATATGTGAACGCGCAAGGTCAGTTAGTATTTGACCAGTTCTTTCCTACAACTACAGCGGCTCCAACTGGTACTAAAATCATCGCTTACGTTGTAACTGACCCGGGTGTAACTTACCAAGTTCAGTCAACTGGCGCTGTTCCTGACACAGACATCGGTCAAAACGTGACGTTTTCTGCGGCACAGAACGCGACCAGTTCAGTAAACACAGTTACTGGTAAGTCTAATATGGCAGTAGGCGCAGCAAGTACTGCTACTAAAGGCTTTAAAATTGTTGGTACGTCTGATCGCGGCGACTCAGTAGCTGGTGATGCGAAAACTGACTTATTAGTTAAAATTAACGCTCCATACCATTTATTTGGTACTGGCGTAGTAAGCGAATAGAGGATATTAAACAATGGCTATTTCAAGATCCCAGCTCCTTAAAGAGTTATTACCCGGCCTTAACGCCTTATTTGGTTTAGAGTATGCCAAGTACGGTGAAGAGCATAAAGAAATCTTTGAAACAGAGACTTCTGACCGTTCGTTTGAGGAAGAAACTAAATTGTCTGGCTTCGGCGCAGCAGGCACAAAAGCTGAAGGCGCATCTATCGAATACGATACAGCGCAAGAAGCATTCACTGCACGCTACACGCACGAAACTGTTGCTATGGGTTTCGCAATCACTGAAGAAGCGATTGAAGATAACCTGTACGATTCTTTATCGGGTCGTTACACTAAAGCATTAGCTCGCGCTATGGCGTACACCAAGCAGGTTAAAGCTGCTAACATCCTGAACACTGCGTTCACCCAAACTTATGGTGATGGCGAGTCTTTAATAGGCACAGCTCATCCATTAGTATCTGGTGGCGTTAACTCAAACAGTGGTGGTGACGTTGACCTTAACGAAACTTCACTTGAGAATGCAGTTATTCAGATTGGTAAGTGGACTGACGAGCGTGGCTTAAAAATCTCTGCACGTCCTAAGAAACTCATTATCCCATCTGACTTGCAATTCGTTGCAACTCGTTTGTTGGAGACTGAGGGTCGAGTGGGTACTGCTGATAACGACATCAATGCTATCGTTAGCAACGGTGTGGTTCCCGGCGGATACGCAGTTAACCATTACTTAACTGACACAGGGAACTGGTTTCTAACCACTGACATCCCTAATGGCTTAAAGCACTTTACTCGTTCAAAAATGTCTACGTCTATGGACGCGGATTTTGACACTGGTAACAGTCGTTATAAAGCTCGTGAACGTTACTCGTTTGGTGTTTCTGACCCATTAGCTATGTTTGGCTGTGGTTCTTAATCGACCAAGTAAAGTAAGACTGAGAGGGAGCCTTGTGCTCCCTTTCTTTTTATTATAAGATCGAAGTTCTAATCCCTGACTACCCGCAATATCGTAGGTAGACATTAGCCACGACAGGAGATTCTCATGGCGAATACAACTTTTAGCGGCCCAGTCCGTTCAGAAAATGGTTTTGAAGTAATCACAAAAGACAGCACTACTGGTGTTATTACAACTGTACTAGACATCAATGCTACCGGCTCAGTAATTGCTAACGCTGGTATAGCTACACCTACAGGTCTAGTAGGCGGAACATTAACCGCTAAAAATCAAATTGGTAACGCCTTTAGTGGCGCGCTGGTAAAAAACACAGTAAACATAGCCCCCGCAGACGGGAATGACGCCACTATGACTTTACCTACAGCGGCTAGTTCTGTTGCCGGTGATGTTATTGTTGTCGAATATCATACTGCTATGTCAAACGGCCAGACTCACAAATACGGCACTGCCGGTGCATTCTTTATGGCTAATGCTGTCGTATATCGACGTGCTGCTGTAGAGATTTTCTCTAAAGACGTTGCTGATGGCACTGGCGATGATTTCTTAAACCTTATTGGTTTAACTAACGCTGGCCCGGGTATTGGTTCGTATGTTGTGTTTTCTTACAACGGCACACAATGGAACGCTGAAGCAAGATTAACATCCGTTGGTAATGGTACCGCAGCTAACTTATCTGTATTTGCCACGTCTTAATAACTCGGGAGTATAGATTATGGCGTTATCATTTAACATAGAAACGCTAGCTAGCACCGAGCGTAAGTTAGTGGTTAAGTTTTCACTAGTTAACGATAGTGGTACTAGTGAACTAGCGAAAACTGACTTCATCGACCCCGCTGACTACACCAGCCAAGAGGGTAAAGCGTGTAGTTATGTGTCCATAGACCGTATATGGGCGACAGTAGAGACAGGCATACAGGTTCTCCTACATTGGGATGCCTCTACGGACTACTATGTGTGGGGCGCTAATGGTGTTGGCTCTAGTTCTGTTATGACCGCGAGTTCAGACTTTACTTTAGGTGGTTGGGGAGGGCTAGTACCCCCCGGAAAAGGCGCTAACTCTGTTACCACTAACACTGGTACCGGCGCAGGTACGGGCGCAACCGATGGGACGTTATTAATTTCTACTCTTGGGATTTCCGCTAATGATGTATTAACTGTAGTTGTAGAAGGCACTAAGCACTATGCGTAACTACTACAAAAAAGGCGGTAAGGTCAAAGGCTCTATGAAGGGCCACACCATAGGCGGCGGGCAGAAACGCCCTACCAAATCTGGTGCTGGCATGACCGCCAAAGGTGTAGCTAAGTATCGTAAAGATAATCCCGGTAGTAAATTAAAGACAGCAGTAACTGAAGACAAACCAACTGGCAAGCGCGCATCACGTCGAAAGTCGTACTGTGCGCGTTCTGCTGGACAAATGAAACAGTTTCCGAAGGCAGCGAAAGACCCTAATTCAAGGCTTCGCCAAGCACGCAAACGTTGGAAATGTTAGGAGATTAACATGCCAGAAGTAAGTGGTAAGGGTAAAAAAGACTCGAAAGACTACGCAAAGAAACTAAAAGAATTTGGCACGACAAGTAATCCGGGCCTTCCTAACCCTAAGTTCAGCAAAAAAGCTGGCTCTGCGGAAACTAAACGTAAGCAAGATTTAGACATGGGTACTGATCCTAAGACAGGAAAGATGGTAGACATGAAAAAATCTGACTACAAAAAAGGTGGTAAAGTGAAAACTAAAAAATATATGGCTGGCGGAATGGCTGGCGCTGCTCCTCCTATGGGCAAATCACTTGGTGGCGCTCCACCTATCATGCCCGGTGCTGGCGGCCCTGCTCCTATGGAGTCGGAAGAAGAGCGTAGAAAGCGTTTGCTGGGCGCTCCTTCTGTTATGCCCGGTGGTGCTCCTGCTATGCCCCCTAAAATGCCTGCCCTGAAGAAAGGCGGCAAGGTCAAGGCATACAAAAAAGGCGGTAAAGTTCGTGGTGCGGGCATTGCTAAACAAGGCGTACGTAAGTGTAAGATGAGGTAGTCATGCCAAGAAGAGACATAAAGAAAACAATAGAGAAAGGTAAGGCTTCTAAAGAGAAGTTTAAGGCCCGACGAAAGGAACGTATCGCGGAAGGTAAATCAGTTATCGGTGGTGGGTTAGACGGTAATAAGGATACTTACGGGTATATCTTTAATCGTCCGCCTAAGAAAAAGAAAGCTGAAGCTAAAGCCCCTGCTAAGAAAAAAGTCACTACTAAGACTAATGTTAGCGAAGGCACAGCCAAAGTTGGTGGCACTAAGAAGAAGCCTAACTTTACAGCTATGGCTAATCCTACTAAGGGCAAGAACCCTAAAGGTTTAAGTTCTGCGGATTTAGAAGCGTCGCTACCAAAAGGCTCAAATGCTGTAACTAGAGCAAAGGACACTGTAGGTTCCAAAGCGAATAGGTCTGCTGACAATACTGTAGCAACCGAAGTTGGCGCGGGTAAAACTGCCCAACGTAAGGCTAACGCAGCATCCAACGCCGATTTTTTCAGTCCAAGCAATATTGGTAATAAAAAACAAGGTTCGGCTGACCGACTAGCAGCGGCTAAAAAACGCGCAGACGCTATGGAGTCAGGCTCAGGCGCGGGTGTTTCTGGCCAAGAAGGTATGAAGAAAGGCGGCAAGGTTAAGACGTATAAGTCTGGTGGTAAAGTTCGCGGTTCGGGCATTGCTGAGCGAGGCGTTCGTAAGTGTAAGATGAGGTAGTGATGCGCAGATACTATAAGTCTGGCGGTAAAATATGTTCTAAGGGTAAGTCGTGGGCGAAACGTACCTTCGATACTTACCCTAGCGCATATGCTAATATGGCAGCTTCTAAGTATTGCAAAGACCCTAATTACGCTAAAGGTTCTAAAGGTAAGAAGAAATAATGGGCGATCTAAAGAAATGGGTTGACCAAGACTGGGTTCGTGTCGGTACTGATGGTAAAGTCAAAGGTAAGTGTGGCACATCAAAAGACAAGAAGAACCCAGACCGTTGCTTACCGCGCAACAAAGCGAACTCGCTAACTAAAGGCCAACGTGCAGCCACTGCTAAGAAAAAGAAGCGGGAAGGCGCAAAGGGCAAAACGGTAGTTAAGAACACTAAACCCGCGACAGTAAAGTTTGGGGGCGGTGGCTTAGCTCGTAAACGACGACACAAATGCGGATGTGGAACTAAATAATGGCTACTTCAGGCACTGCTACATTTAACCCGCAATTTACAGAGATAGCGGAAGAGGCGTGGGAACGCGCTGGGCGCGAGTTGCGCACGGGTTACGACCTACGTACGGCTAGACGTTCCATGAACATGCTTACCATTGAGTGGGCTAATCGTGGGATTAACCTGTGGACGATAGACGAAGGTTTTATCAACCTTACTAAAGACGACGCTACGTATTCTTTACCCGCTGACACGATAGACGTATGTGAGATGAACATACGTACAAACGCAGGTAACGCGTCATCGCAATCTGACCTGTCGCTAAACAGAATTAGCTTACCTACGTACGCAGCTATACCCAACAAACTATCTATAGGTAGACCACTACAAGCATTAGTCCATAGACTAGGGCAAGCAGGCACGTACCAAAGCGGCGACCACACCGGTGGCGCTACACCGACTCCTACCACTATAGGCGCAAACGTACAGTTCTTAACCGTATGGCCGGTGCCGGACAAAAGTAGTACTTACCAAATATATTACTACCGTTTGCGCCGTATACAAGACGCGGGTACGGGAGCGCAGACAGCAGACATGCCTTTCAGGTTCCTCCCATGCGCGGTAGCAGGACTGGCATACTATATAGCTATGAAAGTACCTGAACTAGCATCTAGAATACCTATGCTAAAGCAAGAATATGAAGAGCAATTTGCACTCGCTTCGCAAGAAGACAGGGAGAAAACTTCAGCGCGTTTCGTGCCTAGTATAGGTCGTTGCTAATGGCTAATAAATTCGCCTCCGCCAAACGAGCTATCGCTATATGCGACCGTTGTGGGTTTCAGTACAAGTTAAAGAAGCTCAAAGCTCTGGTTATTAAGAGCAAGAACACACATTTAATGGTATGCCCATATTGTTGGGAGAAAGACCACCCACAGAACAAGTTAGGGGAAGTTGTAGTAACTGACCCACAGGCGATACGTAACCCACGCCCAGACAACGCCCAAGCTGAGAGTAGGGTTACTCAGTATGGTTTTCGGCCTGTAGGTGGCGGGAATAACATAGACATACCCAATACATTAGTAGGTAATGCCAAGATAGGCACAGTAACGGTGACGACATAATGAGCATGACATACGCAGACATGAAGACTAATATAGCTGACGTTACTGAGAACACGTTTTCAGACTTCCAGCTTAACTTGTTTATAACTAAAGCAGAGCAAGCTATATACACAGCTATTAATCTACCTTCTGGCACGTTTACAGAGACTTCAACTAGCTTATCCGTAGGAAACCCCCTAACAGCAACGCCTAGTGGCTATCTAAGTACCCTTAGCCTTGCTACAAAAGACGCTGCCAACGTTGTTACGTACCTGCTAGAGAAAGACAACAGCTTCTTATTAGAAGCATACCCAGACCAAGATACTACAGGCGACCCTGTGTACTACGCGCAGTTCGGCGAGAGCGGGATAAGTGGCAGTGCTGAAACTTTGTTTATTGCTGTAGCACCTACCCCAAGTGACGCACTATCTCTAATACACACCTACAAAGCCTACCCAGCCTCACTTACGGCAGGTGCGGATAGCGGCACTACGTGGCTGTCTAGTAATTTTGATAGTGTGCTACTTAACGGCGCGCTAGTGGAAGCGGGTATATTTATGAAAGCTGAAGCTGACATATTAGCTATGTACGAGAAACAGTACATGACGTCACTAAAACTGCTAGACATATACCGAGGTAAGGTTAATACAACCGCGTACCGTACTGCATCCGCGCCGGTAGGAGTAGCATAAGATGGCTATTACACAAACAATGACAGACAAGTGTAAAGAAAACCTGTTAAAAGGCGATATTCACTTCGATTCGGATACGTTCAAGATAGCTTTGTACGATAGTACTGCGACACTAGACGCTTCCACAGCGGCGTTCGCTGGGGTTGCTGGTGAATTAGCTGACGGTGTAGGCGGATACTCAACAGGTGGCAACACGTTATCAGGGGCGGCTATTACTGTTTCGGATAATGTAGCCTTTGTCGATTTCGCTGATAGTGAGTGGACAAGCTCTACGTTTACAGCTCGCGGGGCACTCATATACCAAAGTGGTGGAGCTAACTCATCTATAGCTGTGCTAGACTTCGGCTCAGACAAAACATCATCTAATAGCACGTTTGCGGTTACTTTCCCTGCCGCGAGCGCGACTACAGCAATAATTAGGATTGAATAATGGCCACATTCACAGATAGTTTAGGACTTGTAAAGCCAGCCGTAGGCGACGCTGCGGGCACTTGGGGCACAACTATAAACGCGTCCCTTACCGACCTGTTAGAGCAAGCCATTGCTGGACGGTCAGTAATTAGCTCATGGTCTAGTAACGTCGCTAGTGTAACGGCAGGTGATGGCGCGGTTGGGGACGGGCGTGCGGCAATATTACAGCTAAATACTGGTGCAGGCGGTTCCGCCCTTACCGCTGCGGGCACTCTCAATGTCCCGGATAAAAGTAAAGTGTTTGTTGTGTTTAACAACTCTAACCAAATTGTAACCGTAAAGGTTAGCGGCGAGACAGGCGTAGCTGTACCAGCGGGTAAAACATCTCTCCTACACTGCAACGGCACTGATGTAATAGACGGGGTAAATAACATTACTGGTAACGCCACAATGGGTGGCACGCTAGGTGTTACTGGTAATACCACAGTGGGTGGCACACTAGGTGTTACTGGCGCGGTTACTATGGCTGCTGCCGCTACTGTAGGTACTACGCTAGGTGTGACGGGTAACACTACATGCGCGGGTATAGTAAAAGGCTTGAGTATCTCAGGATCACCTACGGCTACTGTACTTACCCCAACCGCCGACAAAGACGCCGCAGCAATGACAGCACTTGTCGGGCAAAGAATTATATCCACAGCTAGTGGAGACACTAAGTACACCCTACCTGACGCAGCTACAACGGCCATCCCTGTTGGTTCTACTTGGGTTATTGTTAACGCCCATGCAACGGCTGATATTACTATCGAATCCGGCGGTACTGACGATGTTATAGCCCTGTGCTCAGGTACAGCATACACTCCGGGCGACGTAAATACCGACAGAACCATTGTGCAGGGCGGCGTAGCCGAGATCGTATGCGTACAAGCTAACCTATACGTTATCTTTGGCGGGGGTGTTAGTTAATGTCTTCGGGCGTTATAGCAATGCTAGGTGCAGGGAGTGGGACTAATGTCTCCACTATGACTGTGGGTGTTACTAACACAAAGGGTGTTTTATTCCATGGGTTTATAGCACTACCGTTTTCTGTGCCATCTGATGAAAGCACCCCCCAATTCGGCTCATTATCCCCTAATCACGTGGCAGTGGGTGGCGCTAACTACACTATACACCGCCTCAACACGTCAAACGTTGCAGACGAATTCATATTTACAGTAGCCGACCCAGACGAAAACCTATCAGCCACGTCAGTTACGTCTGTGGTAACAAGTCTAGGTACAGCTACTATGAGTGCGCTTACCTTTACAAGAGTAACAGCCGAGGGAGTTAAATACGCAGCGTGGTCAGGTAACGGGCAAGGCGATATATTTGGTACGACAGAAGACGCGCAAGTGGAGGTGACGTTTAATGTTTAGCACGGCAATAGTTAATACAGTTGACCTAGTGAAGTTAGAGCAGCTATACGCCGAAAACAAAGACGTTATAGACGCTAATACCGGCCAAGACTTCGCGATTACAAAGAGTGCATTTACCCATGCAATAGGCGGTAAACTTACCGCAGAGATAACTAAAGACGGCGAAGTTGTGGGCTACACAACTGGTAGAGTAAAGAACAAAGCGTACCACTGCACAAACGTGATAGTGGGCGACAACAAAGCATTTATACTGTCTGGTGATTCCTTTTGTAAGGTGTTACGGGATTTAGACATTACAGCCATAAAAGGGCATGTAAAAACAAACACTCCAATGTATGATTTCTTACTTGCGAGTCTTGGCAGAAAAGATTTATTTACCACCGAAGTGGGCCTTCCTAACGAAGGGCATGACGGCATCATCATAACTTTAAACATATTATAGAGGTAGTAATGGCAACGCAGAAGGAAATGCTAGCAGAAGCAGTCGCAGGTATTGAGAAGCACGAGGCAGAGTGCAATTTAAAATACGCATATATCAAAGAACAACTTTCTTCTGGGTCAAAGAAGTTTATCCACGTAGAAAACATGATATGGGGGCTGTATGCGGTTATTATCTCTGGTGGTGGCGCTATTATTAGTAAACTCATCTAACGCTCAAGAAGCACAAGATGCTTCAGTAGGTGACTTTGGGTCTAACAACCAACAAAGCGCCGAGAGTATTGATAACCGAACCACCACCACAGTTACACAAGAAGGTGCAGTAGTTAGCACTGCGGTAGCTCCGAGCGGCTCAAGCTACAATCAGGACGTATGTGTGTTTTCTGGTAGTGCTGGTGTCCAAACACAGATGTTTGGTATAGCCATCGGTAAGCCTGTTGTAGACCAAAACTGTGAGCGATTAAAGCTGTCTAAGCAGCTACAAGCTCTAGGTCTAAAGGTTGCTGCCGTTAGCGTTATGTGCCAAGATCATAGGGTGTGGTGGGCTTTATTTGAATCTGGGACTCCGTGTCCTACTAACCAAGGATTAATTGGTAATGATGCGTATACATTTTATAAAAACCGCCCTGATCGCGTTCCTAGCGAGCCTGTCGTTTACCGTGAAAAGTCAAACAGACCTCCAAAATCATACAGCCGCCATAAATTCCCTAATAGGTGAGGAGGCAAACAATTTCATATCGCAAATGGCTGCTAACATGGTCAATGGCTCTACTACTATCGTGCATCCTGATACAGGACAAGAGTATCATCTCACACAGGGTCAGTTGGACGCATTCAATGCTGCCTATGCTCTGGCACTCTCCGAATCCACTCAAGAGCACCTCACTAGTCTGCTAATACAAGATCAGATTATCGGCCAGCAGGTTGAGTTTGAAGACCAGAAAAACGCTATGATAGAAGAAGCGCAGCAGATTGCGGCGGTTACAGCTATAGCGGCTGAGATTGAAGTAGCTGATGAATCGACTAAAATCGGTATGGAGAAATACGCTACTGATAACGACCTACGCGATATTAAACAAGATACAAGAGACAAATATGCAGCCAGCATTGAGGGGATGGTAGTAGCATCAAGAACAAAGAACATGCTTGAACAGTATGAAGGTGCGATAATTGAAGCGACTACTTTTAGCACACAGGCATCCGATACTGTTCAGGCATTCTACGATAGCGCTATAGTAAACATTGATGACGTATACCTAGACCAAATAAACATATCTTGGAACGGTACAGTAGTAGGTGTTGAAAGTGAGTTTTGGTCAGTTAATTCGACTAATGGGCAAGGCTTTTTTCCCGATAGCGGATACGAGGTAACACCACGATGAATGCAGAACAAATTAGTACTTGGGTTGGTATAGCAGGCGCTCTAGGCGGTGTTGCTATGACTTTCGCCACAATGGAAGAGAAAGTAGCTCAACTAGAAGGTTCTATGTCAGAACTATATAATGTCGAAGAAATTCGCGTTATGGAGCGTAGATTGACTACACTTGAAGTCACACAATCAAACAGTGATATAGGCCATATATCGGCTACTATTGCTACAATACAAGCGGAGATAACCAATGCTGACCAAACTATTAAACGACTTGAAAGCACTATTAGCGGGCTTCAAAGCCAAGATACAAGCAAAATCGAAAGCGGCGTTAGCGTTAATAAAAGCCGAATTAGCAATCTTCAAAGCACGATTGAAAGGCTTGAAGGGCAAATTGCGCGCCTTAGTTCGAGATTAAGTAACTTAAACAACAACCCACTAGGATAAGGGCTATGCATAAACGTACTTCAGGGCTAACCAAGCGGCAGAAAACAACGCTAGAAAAGCATAAAGAGCACCATACAGCGAAGCATATGGCTTTTATGCGCAAAGAAATGAAGAACGGTAAGAGCTTTTCAGCTTCACATAAAGCAGCTATGCAGAAAGTAGGTAAGTAAAATGAATTTTAAAGCTATTAAAGGCTTAATTGGGGCGGTTGCCCCTACACTTGGTACGGCACTAGCTGGCCCTCTTGGGGGCACTGCTGCACAAGCAATTGCCTCTGTGCTAGGCTGTAAGTCAGACGCTAAGTCTATCGAGACAGCGATGCAATCTGCCACACCTGAGCAACTTGTTGAGATTAAAAAAGCCGAGCTAGACTTCGAGAAGAAGATGGCAGAGCTAGAAGTCGATGTATTTGCTCTGGAGGCTCAAGATGTCAAAGATGCGAGACAGGCACACAAAGGTGATTGGACGCCGAGAGTCGTTGCTCTTGTCGCTCTGGTGGGTTTTGTTGGGTATATTTTTCTTGTTACTATCCAGCCACCTGATGCTAATAGCGACACTATAGTAAGCCTAATCCTAGGTTACATGGGGGGTGTAGTATCAGCTATAACTTCTTTTTACTTCGGTGCGAGTCATAAGCCAGATGAGTAACTTTAAATATTTTAAAATCGAAGAATTTGACTGCCAAGAGACTGGCGAGAATGCTATGCAGGATGAATTTATTCATGCGCTAGATTCGTTACGCGAAGCGTGTGGGTTTTCGTTTACGATTACCTCTGGGTACAGAAGCCCTAAGCATTCTATTGAGGCTAAGAAAGCCGCACCGGGGATGCACAGTAAAGGCATTGCCGCAGATATACGTGTTAGCGGCGGGGCACAAAGATTCTTGTTAGCTAAAAAAGCATTCGAGTTAGGGTTTAGTGGTATTGGTGTTGCTAAGACTTTTGTTCACGTAGACACACGCAATACTGTACCTGTGCTGTGGATTTATTAAGAGGTAACAATGCCATTAAGCAAGTTAGAACTAAAACCCGGCGTAAACAAAGAAGGTACGCGCTACAGCACTGAAGGTGGCTGGAACGACTCCGATAAAGTACGGTTCCGTAAAGGTCTGCCGGAAAAGATCGGTGGGTGGGCGCGCCTATCTAACAACGTGTTTGACGGTATCTCCCGCTCTATTCATAGCTGGCGTACTTTAGCGAGCAAATTATATGTAGGTGTTGGTACGAACACTAAGTTCTATGTAGAGTCTGGTGGGGAGTACAATGACGTTACTCCACTTGACCAAGCCTCTGCGACAGTAAAAGCCGCTACTTCTAGCTCTACCACAGTAACCCTAGAGAACAATGTAGGCACCGTACGTACAGGTATGATTATGACTGGCACAGATGCTAGTGGTTCTGCCATAAGTGTCACTGTTGCCGCCGTAGCTAGTCAAGGTAGCATAACCATAGGCGCCTCTAAAAGCATAGCCATAAACGCGATATTACACTTCAATGCAGTTATAACTCTAGGGGCAAACCCACTACTTACCGACGATACTAGCGCGGCTACTCACTTTATTATTCGAGTTATAGACGCCAACCTTGGGTATAAAAACAACGATTTCGTTACATTTTCTGGTGCAGGTGCTACTAACGGTATAGCAGCCGGTGTAATAAACAAAGAATACCAAATATCCTACAACCTAGCCGAAACTAAAGCTGTGGCAGATGGCTCCAGCGATGCTACTGTAGAAATAAATACTATTACCGGCGCTGCTTCTGCCATATCAATAGGTATGCTAATGACTGGCGCGGAAACTGATGGTACAGCTATTAGTGAGCGTGTAACTGGCGTAGCGGGTAGCGAAGATGACACTATTGTTACAATAGGTACATCTAAGACCATATCTACCGGGGCTGTTCTAACCTTTTCCTTTGTTGATTCTTATACAATTGACACTACGGCTAGTAATGACCCCGCAACAGGTGACGGCTTCGGCGGGGGTAGTTCTGTAGTAGCTACTTACCAGATAAACTCAGGCGCTGAAATACAAACTGCTCAGGCTGGTTGGGGCGCAGGATACTACGGAGGCGGGTTATGGAGCACTGGCCTTACCACCGAAGCTACTATACGTTTGTGGAGCCAAGCTAACTTTGGTGAAGACATAATTACTAACTTTAGGGGTGGGCCACTATTCTATTGGGACGGCGCAAATACCTTAACTACACGTGCTGTCTTGTTGTCTAGTAGAGTAAACTCACTTAGTGTGCCCGCTAAGGCTAACAGGGTACTGGTATCAGACATTAGCCGGTTCGTGTTCTGTTTAGGTACGACAGCGTATTTAGACACTACAAACACATTAGACCCACTACTAGTACGTTGGTCAGACCAAGAAGACGCTGGGGACTGGGCGCCTACTACTACGAACGTAGCTGGCAGCCTAAAACTATCTAGGGGTGGTGAGATTATAACGGGTATACAAGCCCGCCAAGAGATACTTATTTGGACAGATGCCGCTTTATACGCACTACAATTGCTTGGTTTAGAGGGCTGGGGTGCGCAAATAGTAGGTGAAAACGTGTCTATAGCTAGTCCAAACGCCGTATCATATGCTAACGGTATAGCGTTTTGGATGGGTAAAGACAAGTTTTATACCTATGATGGTAACGTAAAACCACTACCCTGCACGCTACATAGGCACGTATTTGAGAGCTTTGAGACTACACAAGCCCAACAAATAGTTTCTGGCACCAACGAAGAGTTTAACGAAATTTGGTGGTTTTACCCTAGCGCGGGCAGTACAACCAACGACCTATACGTAACCTATAACTACTTAGAAAACCTGTGGTATCACGGCACTATGGCGCGTACTGCGTGGGAGAACTCGGGCATACGTAGCTTACCATTAGCTGCTACATACACTAAAAACCTCGTAGACCACGAAATTGGCGTGGATGATAGCGAAACTACCACTACAACGGCCATAACTGCCTCTATTACGTCTTCTGAGTTTGATCTACAAGACGGGCACCAATTCGCGTTTGTATGGCGTATGCTGCCCGATATTACCTTCCAAGGGTCTACATCCGGCGCTCCTAGCGTAGATATGACGTTAAACCCGTTAGATAGCTCAGGTTCTGGATATAACACTCCAACGTCAGAAGGTGGCAGTAATACAGGCACAGTAGTACAGGGGGCTACAATTACTGTAGAACCTTACACCACACACCTAAACATGCGCCTACGTGGCAGACAAATGTCGCTAAAAGTCGAGTCTACTGACCTTGGTGTTAAGTGGCAGCTCGGGTATCCCCGAATTGATATGCGCCCAGACGGAAGACGATAATGGCTAATAACGTCAAGTTTAAGTCCCCAGCCCTGCCGATACCGCCTGCACAGTACAATCAGAGCCTGTACCAACGCACGTTTAGCGTCCTGCGTTTGTACTTTAACCAGCTAGATGAGCACTTGCGTCAAGACCTAGGCGACACTACTATCAATGGCGCTTTAGCGGTAAACCATGACTTCATGGAGTTAACTTCTTCAACTGCGAACAGCACAACCGCAGAGCTACCTATATTTTCTCTATTTCGCAATGGGGGCAACGGTATAGACAATGCAGAGCTAGGGGGAGTACGTTGGTACGGTACAAACGCCTCGGGACAGAAAGCGTTTTACGCCGGTATGTACGCTGAGGTTACAGACGAGTCCAACAGTGGCGCTCAAGTGGGGTGTATAAAATGGCACCTTGCAGACGGATCAGGTAGTACTGTACCTGTAACAGATGTAACTGTTGACCCCGGTGGCGACGAAGACCCTGTAATGACCCTGCACAAGTACGGGCTTGTTATGAATACTAGTAACGACATATTTTTAGGTAGGTATGGCGTACTAACTTTCGAGGGAGATAGCGCAAACAGTAACGAAACCTCCCTGTACGTAGTAGACCCAACCGCTGACAGAACCATCTTACTACCAGATGCTGACGGCACTATTGCGCTTACAACCATGACTGCCCCTCTAACTATTAATAGCACTACTACAAGTGCTGACCTTGTTATAAGAAACAACGAAAATAGTTCCGCAGATGCTAGCCCTATTGTTGAGCTTTATCGTGCGCAATCAGTAGGAGCAGATGGAGAAGACTTAGGGAAAATAGAGTTTTACGGTAGTAACGACCGTGGCTTCTCATCGGGTGGCCCAGAGAAAATCTTGTACGCCAGTGTATATACAGAAATAGGCGATGCGTCTGACGGCTCTGAAGACGGTAATTTAAGGTATAGTAAAGTTGTAGCTGGCGCACAGCAACTTGGTGATCTAGTGACACAGCCACTTAACGGCGGAGTTCAGTTCCCAGCGCAGAGTGCTGCTCCTAGCTCTCCAGCAAATGGGCAGGTATACTACGACACCGATGACCATAAGCTAAAACTATATGCCAATGGCAGTTTTGTTGACCTTAACTAGGAGCGCAGTATGGAACTTGTAGACGGTACAAAAGAACAGCGACCTAACCCAGAAATTATTATGGGCGCGTTAGAAAACGCAGGAGTAGGGGGCGAAGAAAACCTAAATAAGTTCCTCGCCTACTCACTAAACCCTAACATAACGCAAGTACAAGTTAATAACACTGTGTTTATGTACTTCGCAAAAGCAAAAGGTGAGGGAATGGAGGCGCTATCATCCGTGTTTAATTTAGAATCTGCGGATGGTTTGCCCAACAACTTATTAAAATTCTTAGCCCGTATGCAGAAACGTGGTATTACAGCGGTCACTCTTACTACTATAGACCCTAACGTGTTTAGGGCATTTATTAAGGCCATCCCATACCTAGAACAAAATGGAACTGAGGCTGGCATGGCGCAACATAAAACTAAAAACAAGTTTATAGGCCGAGTAGTATTTGGCAAGAATAAGATAAAGGTGAAGTTGTAATGGGATTGCTTAGTTTTATAACCGACCCGATTAAAAAAATTGGCGATTTTATAACTGATGATATTTTAGATGATTTTCTTGGCGTTGTGCCCGGAAAAGGTGGTCTTGTAGGCGACTTTCTTGAAGACTCTAATGATTTCTTTTTCCATGGTGGCCTTGAGGACGAAGTACGATCTGGTCTTAGGTGGATAGACGATGAAATAATCAACCCCATTTATGAATACCAAAAAGGCATGTTCCAAGTCTTTGCGGATGATTTACTCTACGCTGCGGCTATGGCGTTTTGCATACTTGTTCCGGGGATGCAAGTTTTTATCCCCCTTGTAGTAGGAATCAAAACAAAATCCGACGGTGGTTCGTGGGGAGACGCTGTTGTAGCAGGCGTGAAGTCATGGGCTGTACAACAGGTAGCCACGTCTCCGGGTTTTGAATCCGCAGGTGCCACTGCTGGGTCTAGCGTAACTGCCGGACTACAAGCTGCGGGGATTGCAGCCGAAACAGCCGCGTCAATTGGTGGTGTTGTAGCCTCCGCCGCTAGCGCCGGGCTAGCTTCTGGCACAATACAAGTAGTTTCTGGGGAAAGTTTTACTGATGGGTTTACTAGTGGTTTTGTTGGCGACGTTGTAGCCACAGGTGTTGGCAAGGTACTAGGGTACATAGAGAGTAAGTTACCCGATGGATTAAAATACGAAACCGAAGCTAGGAATGACGACGGCCAGATAGTAGATGCGAGCGGTAAAAGAGTATACAACTCTAAGCCGGGCAGTAAATTAGATGACCTTACTCGACCACTATCAGACAACGGGGTAGTAAGAAAGGCCGCAGAAGTTCTTGAGACGTTCCCTCCCGTAGTACAAGATATGATCTCTACTGCTATATCAGCCGAGTTGCAGGGTAAAGACGCAACACCTGAAATGATGTACGGGGTAATGGCCAACGCTTACATTACTTCTGAGGCTGTTAGCGCCGTAATGACTAAGATTCCCGGCGTGGACTTTAGCTCCGAAGAGGGGCAAAACTTCTTAACGTACCTCACACCTGCAATACAGCAAAGCGTTGTACAAGCAGCTTCTATGGGGTTGACTGAGGAAAGCGGAGCGTTAGGCGCACAGAACTTAATGAAGGCTGTAGAAGACTACGGTAGCGATGCTCTGTTTAAAGACCTACTAGATTTTGTAGATGAAAGCCCAATAGTACAGGATATGCTGGGGGCGTTAGATACACTCACGCTTAAAACTAAGGCAGCTAAAGACGCGGCGGCACTGGCGGAGATAGATACTAAAGCGTACGGCGACGCTGTATCAGAGCTTAATGGTATAGACAACGGGCAAAACGAGCTATATAACCTATACGCAGAAGTAAGGGAAAAGTTCGAGGAGGCTGGGGGTATAGCATACAAGGAAGCTGCCGATAAATGGCGGGATAGTTTCGATGCAGACGGATTGCTAAAAGAGGGTACCGCAGGTCAGCCTGCTAACCAAGGCTTTACTGGTTTTGAAGATTACTATAAAGAGCTGGCACAGATAGAAGGTTACGCGCCCCTAGGGCAGTTAAAAATAGGTAGGGAAGCACTAACTAAGGCAGAGAATGCTTACACAGCGTACAAGGAAGAGAACGAGGCTAGACGATTAGTACTAGCAAATAGCACTAGGGTGGACGACCCTGATACCGAAGAAAACGAGGCTGGTGACCTAGTTACAGCTTTCCAAGATAGTTACGGGGTGTTTCAACAAGCCGAAGCTATTATGTTGACCGACCTTGATGATTTAGGGGAGCAAGTAATTGCGAATGTTGTCCCAGAAATACAACGAGATTTAGTACTAGCAACAAACCCTTCTTTTGACGAGGCTTACTACGAAGAAAAGTATGGAGATCAGTTTGAAGAGGGTATGGACTCGTTCGCGCACTTTACTATATCGGGCGCTAAAGAAGGTAAGTTTGTAAGCCAAGGGCAAGCAGACGCGTTTGAAGGGCAAGCAAAAGAACAATTTAAACTACAAGTAGCTGGACAGCTCTCCGCCGGTAACGGTATAGGGTATTTAAACGGTTTAAGTGGCGACGCAAATGCACTAGCAGAGTTTAATACCGATGTAGATGCAATGTGGGAAGCGAACTTCTTTGATGAGTTCGATAACTTCCAAAGTTATAAGTTCGAGACTCTGCAATACACAGACTTAAACGGCGACATTACAGACAACGCGTACTCACAAGTCCCTCTATACACCACGCTAACAGCTCAAGAAGCTGCGGTAGGTGATAGAGGTTGGGACAAGGTAGTTAACGCAGATGGTTCCGAAACGTTCTTCCTACTGGAAGGCGGAGAAAAAGTAGTATCTGGGTAT